ACAGCAGCGCCATCCTGTCGTTGGCAATCTCAATCGCGCCCTCAATCGTCTCCGCCTGGAAGGTCAGTTCCTCGCCGACCGTATCGATCAGCACGATGGTCCAGATCGCTGGATCTCCAACGCGGATCAGGCCGTCGTAGTGATAGCCGAGCTGCGCCGCGCGCGTCTCTAGCTCGCTCAGCAATACGCTCACGATTCCTCCTCATAGGATGACTGCCAAAGACCGTTATTCACCATATGCTTACGCAGGATTGCGTACGAGTCCTCCGCTGTCAAGTCTGTTGTGTCGATCTGGAGGTCGTACTCGGTCTGGAGGTAACCGAACTCGGTCACATCGCTGACCCCTTGCAGCACCCCACGGCGCTGTGTGCGAGCCTCCGCCGTAGCGTGGACTCGGACTATCACGATGCCTGGGATGTGGTGCCTGAGATAGTGCGCCTCTAGCGGCAGGCGGACATCGTCCACCACCACGAGCCGGTTGGCGCTCTTGATCTTCAGGTACTCGGCGTGCCACGCCTTGATCCAGAACGATGCGTCCAACTGGCGCAGTTGCGCGCCGATGTCCTGCAAGATCTCGCGGCCAGAGACTTCGACATCCAGTCCTAGGCGACGCTGGCTGTAGTGCTTGCTCTTGTCAAAGTCCTCCCCATAGCCCAGTGCAGCCACGGTGCGGATCGTCTCCGCAATCGGCAGCACGGTGTACGGATGCACGCGGCGCTGCTCCAGCATTGCCGCGAGCGTTGACTTGCCGGAGCCTTGCGGCCCTACGAATGCGATGTTCACTTGAACCTACTTTCTTCATTTGCTGGCAGATAGCCAACTGACTTCCAAACCTTGTCAGTGTTCTCGAACTGAGTCGTGGCTGGCATTAGCCGTTTCTCCCAGATCGGCTCTGGCATCTTGGATAGATCCCAGCCGAAGATGCCCTTCGGCGTGGAGTTGATGTACGCCGCCGAGCGGTCATTTGCAGCTGCTAACGAAAGCAATCGCCTGTATTTGTCCTCCTCAATGACTAACTCGCCATAGTGGTCCTCTCGGCACTTCAACTCGCCGTAATACTTGACAAGGCGATGAGTAAACCTGACATCCCAGGTGTTGAATACATCGTCGGCTTTCTGGCAATCAGGCAGGTACTTGCTTTTTAGGTGAACGATCAGCTCGGCTTCGGTCATCGGTTTACCCTCCTGACATAATCAATCCACATATGAACGCGCTGTGGGTAGCGCTCCAAGAATCCGACCGCTCGGTTGCACGGTCCGCAGAGCAGCGCCCTGACGCACTTGCCGCACGAGATCGGCTGACCTTGCACCCTCCGCATACCTGCCCCTTCGTACTGGCAGCAGCGTGGATCGTGATCGACCGTCACTGCTCTCGGCTCACCGAATCTCAGCGGCTCCTTGCACGCTCCGCACCGGTCAGCCTGTGCCACCCTCAAGGCCGTGTACTGCTCCATCGTCATCCGATGGTTGTAGAGCGTGTACTTCAGCACCCTCACCGCTCGCTCTTCTGGAGTCTCGTTCTCTCTGATCTTTCTCATTGCCAGAGCACGAGCTGAAGGGTTCTCCACTCGTACCCTCATTGGCGCTTCACTCCAAGAATCTCGTTCAGCGGCGTGAGCCGTCCAGAGCCAGAGCGCTTAGGGGATATAGGGGTTCTATTCTCTTCTCTCTCTCCTTCTCTTTCTCTGTCCGTCAACCTACCCCTCTTTTGATCTCGGTACTTTTGTCCACGAGAGGTCGAGGTGGGGTCGACTTGATAGCGAGAATAGTTTGAGACGGCAATGACTCCGTCTCCAGATTCCGTCAGCAGACCACTTTTCAACAGGCCGTCCACACCCCTGAAGAGGCGTGCGCCGATGACGGTCTTGAGGTGCTGTCGGTTCTTGAAGATGCCGCCGGAGCGCAGCAGCTTCACCTCCCCAATGATCGTGATGAACGCGCGAAACTGCGTGTCAGTCAGCGCCGAGATCTCTGCATCTCGATGTGCATTTGCTACCCACTTGAACCAAACCATCTAGTCCTCCTTGTGTTGGTGGCGAGAGGAGGTGGAGGTCACCAGTCTCCTCTCGCCGTAGATATGCGCCGCTCGACTTAGAACGGCAGGTCCTCTAGCGCTGTCTCCAGCTCAGGGTTTCCATCGTGCAGCCCCTTCGCCTTGGCGGCAAGCATTGCCTCACCCTCATCGCGCACCTGGGCGTTGACCCACGCGATGCTTGGCTTGCGCTGGCAGAAGGTGCCGTTGCTCTTACCAGAGCAGGCGTAGAAGGCGTTGTACGCCTTGCCAGCCTTGCTAATACCGGCAGGCTTGAACGACCAGGCGGTGCGGTGGTCTGGGCATTCACCCTCTGCGAAGAGCATTGCGGCTGCTACGGCCACATCATTCGTAGACACCGAAGGCTGAGACGCCTTCACAGAAGCCACGGAGAGGGGTGTAGGAGCCACGGAGAGGCTCGTTCCTGTGCCTGACGCATAAAGAGACCGCCCAACCCCAATCTGAGCAGCGCAGCGGCGCAGAGCGTCGCTTGCTGCCGACTTGTACGGCTCGTCATCCTGTGCGCTGTTCGGATAGCCAAAGTCCTGTCGGACGGTGGTCACGCCGTCAATGACGGCGATCAGCGTGCCGTGAACGACAAAGCGCTGCGCGTCAGCGACCTTGACCTCGAACTGCCAGCCAGCCAGCCCTAGCACATCGTCTAGGCGCTGAGCTACGGCTCGCGCATCTGCGTAGGTAAAGGTCATTCCGCCGCGCCCTGGGCGCTGCTTCAGATCCGTGCCGGTGAACGGTGCGGCCAGTGCCGCTGCGATTTGCTTACTCATTCTCAGACCCTCCAAACTCTTCTACTGGCAGCAACTTTGCGGCTACCAGATTCAATGAACTCGCCTTTGCAATGTGTCCGCTCTCGAATACCGTTCCCTCCTTCACCTCAGTTGCCAGATAGAGATACTGGCTCTTATCCATCACTCCGAGCAGCCACGCGCGCTGGAACCGCGTTGGACTCGGTGGTCCATTGCGATCCTCTCCAGGTGCAAGCGAACGAATGCGTAATAGTCCACCGTCTGGTGGTCGCGGATGTAATCAAAGATGCTCACCTCAACATCGTCGCCAGCCGGTCGGCTCCACGCCTTGGTCTTGACATCGACTTTGAGACCGCAGACTTCGTAGTCGTGCGTCGTGAGGTCCACTGGGATGTATGGCAGGAGACGATCTCGCAGCGCCTTCTCGAACACGGCCTGCCCTAGCACGCCAGTCCAAGTGGTGTTGCCGCTCGCCTTCTCCTTGCGAAAGCGCATCCCAGCGTTGGACTGCGCCGACTTGAACATCTCCTCAGCCCTGACGATGATCTCTGGGGTGATGATGATTTCAATCACGCTTGGTCCTCCTTGCCGAAGACTCGGAAGACACGCGCACCTGGCTTCTCTGCGGTGAAGCGCTTGACTGCTTCGCCGTAGGTGTCTGGCGCAACCGTTCGCAGGACATCCGCGATGCTCTCCCAGTCCACCTTGATGCTGCTCTTGTTGGTCTTCCAGGTGGCAAGCCAGCCCTGACCCTTGACGCCTTCGCCGTCGGCGATGGCTTCCTTGATGGCGATTGCCATCTCCTTCAGCGCGGTGTCGGCAGCCTCTGCCTCAGCCTTCGCTTCGATGTAGAGCCGAGCGATGTGATCCAGCTGCGGATTCGCCACGGCGTAGGTGTTGCTGCTCTGCGGCTTGACTTCAGCAAGCGTGTCGCTGTCGTTGCCGGTCAACGGTGGCGGAGTCTTGGACTGCACCAACTCGCGGAACGAGGCGGCCTTGTCAAACAGTTGCGTCTGGTAGACAGGGTCAGCCTCTACGCGCTCAATGCGGAAGACCAAGCCAGAGAGCAGGACTGCGACATCGCAGTACTCAGCACCTGTGATGAACATCTGCCACTGCACCTGGTCGACATACTCAGGCGGCACTGGGTACAACTGCCAACGGCTGCTCGTTGAGGTCTTGATCTCTACGAGTCCTGTGGTGTCGCCAACGATAGTGCGGTCCAGTGACGCCATTGCCCAAGGGTGCTCCTTGAGGCGCACGATGCCGTTGGACTTCCGCAGCTTCTTGCCAGTCTCGGCGGTGTAGTAGTCGGCGACTGCCTGCTCTAGCAGTTGACCGCGTTGTGCGGCTGGTCCGACTTCCTGCTCACCGACCTGACCTGTCAACTCCGCCCAGAGACGGTATGCGGTCTTGTACGGCGACGAGCCGTTGATGGCCGTAATGCCGGTGGCGGTGATGCCGCCCTTCCGCATCTCGAACCACTCTGGACTCCGCTGCGGTGCGGATACAAACTCAAAGCGCTTGCTCACTTGACCTCCTGTGTCTTCTTCAACGCCTTCACTGCGGCGCGCA